CCATTTCGGGGCGGCGACCACATCAATTAAGATGTGCGCATATCGCGACTATCCCATGTTACCCTGCTGCTCATGTGGTTGGTCAACCACAATCACAGGTACGGTAACATGCTTTGCCCTCTTTAACTCGCTTCCATTGTTGGTTGAGTACAATGGTGGGAGCCCAGGAAACTGTACACCATGTTTAATCATGATGTATGGGTATGAAAATATCATATCCGTCCTTGGCAGAGTTATCGTACTTCTTGGTGGAACTTTGGGGGTGTGTGATTGATTGGGTGTTGTACGCCGGAGTACCGGTGCACTTCCGTGCTGTGCCCATTGGGCTCGTACCTCACTTGGATCTAACACGCCCTCTGTATCACCTCGAAGACTGGGCAGAAAGAGAACCCTTTCCCATGTTAGGAGTCTGTAATGCTTTCAAAGGACAGTGTAGGCAGTATTACGAAGTCTCGGAGTAACATGCATCCTAAACTTAGGATACTTGATGCCGGTTTTCAAACCTTTTATGATTACCGGTCTCCACTGACGACGTACTACAGCTACTATCCTGATCCCGCTGGCTTATCGTACTCGGAAGAGTCGATAACTTACGATACTGGGATGGCATACTTTAAGAATGTCACCCATGTAAAGACAGTGAGATCGATGCAGGATGCCCCGCGGTACTGGATTAACCAGACCTTTCCGGGTACAACATCCCCGAATTACAGCACTTACCGTACGCCTTATTGGGTTGCTACTCTTACGAGTGGTAACCTACCGGGCTATCCGGGTAACCCTAACTTAGGCACGACGCCAGTAGTCTTAGTTGACTTACCTGGTGCTCTATCTCGCGCACATAGGAATATGTTGCCGCGGATGGAGGATATCGTGGGAGGCACGAACTTCGTCAATTTTGTCCTTGAATTAAAGGACTTAAAACGTATGTTCGGTCTCTGGAAGGGATCTATCGGAGTCCTTAAGAATTTGTCAGCGGGCGTATTGAATGTTTCATACGCTTGGCAACCCTTCATTCGTGACGTTGAACAGATGTTCCATGGGTATCTACGCATGGATTCATACTTAAAACGTTGGAATGAGGATGCTAAGGCGGGTGTAATTTACACTCGCCATGCTGACATAACCGCGGACGTCTGGCAGACTGACAACAGTATGGAATCGGACATTACTGATTCCTCCTGGGCCACATTCTTAAATGGCCATCAGTCAAAGTTTAGACGTATACGGACTCTTGAGGAGGAAGTGGTGGTCAAAGCGACTATGGCTTTTAAACCAAATCGCATAGACCTCTCCGGGATCAACTATCTGAGGGCACATTTAGATGTCCTCGGGATTGGTGACCCGCTTTCCATTATTTGGGAGGCGGTCCCTTTCTCATTTGTAGTTGATTACTTCCTGTCCGTGGGCCGATTCTTGAAGCAGTTTGATTCTGACTTCTTGGTGACGCCCGTGACCCTGGTGGACTTCGGGTACTCAGTTAAGAGTTCCCAAAAGTACACCCTTCAGGTGAACCGCCTAGTGAAACGTATATCGAATGGTTCGATTACGGAGTATGCAGGCGGCCTGGGATTTTATGAACATAGCTCTTATGTTCGTAAAAGAACAGGACTACCACCCCTACCTTTGGGGGGTAAGCCGAAAGATGTGGATCTTGGCTTACTGCAGTTCCACTGGCCTTCGTTAAGGCAAGCGTTTCTGCTGGTAAACTTAGCTAACGTCCTTCGACGTTAGACTATCCACAATTTAACCTTTCAGTTAAGGAGTCCTGAGCTATGAGCTTTTCGGACCGATTGACGCTGCATGATGCAGCTTCTGCAACCCAAGACTACGATTTAGTAGCACAGGATATGCAGAAAAATTCGTCTTCGTCCGTCCGTCGCGACGGTACCCGGGATCTTGACAAGCCGATGGGCATAACTATTGCTCACACGCTTAACAAGACCGGTACCAAAGTCGATACGGTGGTCTACGTCGAACGCACCGAAGTCGCCAGTGACACTGTCACTCTCGGCAACGGAAGAGTTCAGATGAAGATCAGCTACGCGGTCGGAGTCATCACAGCCGATATGATAAAGGAAATGATCAAGGAGCTGGTGGAGTTCGTTATTTCGAACAACACCTTCACCTTCACCACGACCAATATCGATAAGCTGTTGAACCGGGAGGGTTAGTTAATCGAAAACCTTCGAAGGTTATTCGTAACGGTCCGGTGTTCATAGAAAGGGCTCGGAGGATTCTCACCATGAAAATTTCTGGTGGCGATCTCGAACGCCTTGGTCTTCTTTGGACCAACTTGACACTGGACTCTCCTATTTCACTGACGTGGTACCGGGACGAATTCAAGACTCGTCTCGACCGCGAGGGATTAAAGTTCCTTACAGTAACTCTACCAACGTTAGGTAAAGATATTGATAGGGCTTTGATAACCGGTGAGAAGCTTTCTATTACTTCTCGATTCGGTTTGAAGGGTGATACTCAGTTACCTCACTTTTTGAATTCTCTTTTTAGAAAAGTATTCTCAAAGAAAGGCTATCTGAGACACGACGCTTCACCTCGCCACATCAAGTGGTTACGTCAATTAACTTTGATGTACTACAAACTGGAGGTCCCGTATGAAAAAGATTTACTTAGTCTTCGTTGTGTTGACTATGTTAATTGTGATAGCTCTCTCACTTCCCCATTACCTAATGTGGAAGTTTCAGACAGAATGTCTGGAATTCCAAGCAGAATGCTTGAGAACGCGAGAGCGTACCTTTATTTCGTCCTACCATCGTCCGACGGTAGTACCCGAAAATTGGTACCACGCCATGGTCCTGGAGCGACAGCCTGTCGCACAGTTCCATGGGATAAGTATCACAAGGCCCCGAGGTTTATTCAAAAACTTAATGAGGTTTTTGATTACTCGGAGACCTTCTTTTTCAATGCAACGCATCTCGCCGATGAGCTCGATAAGCTCTTGGGGAGTAGCGATCTGGACCAACCTGTTGCACGTATCACCGCTGTCCCAAAAGATAGCCGTGGCCCCCGACTCATTTGCATGGAGCCGAGGGAAATGCAGTACGTACAACAAGGACTGATGCAGTTGCTCTACGACATAGTAGAGAACCATCCTATCACAAAAGGGTTCATTAACTTTACGAACCAGAATGTGAATAAAAATCTCGCGAAACAGGCTTCCATTGACACGAAGCTTGCAACGCTTGATCTTAAGGATGCATCAGACAGGGTGCGATGGGACCTAGTACAGGCCCTGTTCCCAGAAAACTGGGTTCGCGCTCTTGGAGCGTGTCGCACTGAGTATGTCAAACTGCCCAGTTATGCGGGAGGTGACGTCTACGGACCATTGAACAAGTTTGCTTCAATGGGATCCGCCGTCTGCTTCCCTGTGGAGTCCCTAGTGTTTTGGGCTCTACTTAAGGGCAATTTGCCAACAGATGTGTACGTCTACGGTGATGATCTTATCGTACCAGTAGAGCATGTTGATCGCTCTATAGCTATCCTTGAGGCTTTTGATCTCAAGGTTAACTCGGATAAAAGCTGCTACAAGACAAACTTTCGTGAATCTTGTGGCGGCGATTATTTCCGGGGGTATGACGTTGGTTACGTCAAAGTCCGCAAGCTGATACGACGAGACATTAGCTCACACCTCTCTTTCATTGGTTTCGTAAATGAAATCATTGAAAATTTTGGTAATGAGGTAGCTCAGGGATTAATGGATCAAGGTGATGCATTCTATCGCATTCACTTCCGATCCTTAGAAAATATCCCTCTGTCGTACCGATGCAGTTCTAGGTCCCTAAACGACGTGTTTTTCAAACGCCGTTGGAATAGGGATTTGCAAAAGTACGAATACCGCATTCCAATTGTTACATCCCGTATCATTAGGAAAAGATCGCATCCAAAGTTTCACTGGTGTGAATTACTTCGGAAGCACTTGACCAGAGATACGGAATCAGGAGTGGGTGAGTACGCTGATGGCCACAGCATCGTCAAAGAGGCTTGGAGGGGGGACATTTAGTCTCTCCAGGTAGTCATAGCATCTCGCTGTGATGAAAGAGGTACGGCTGCTTATGCATCGTATCAACCAGTACGAAG